GTCCGATCTGGGAGCAGTGTTCCATTTACATAGACCCCGAGGGTGGCATAGGTGTCCACGATCACGCGCACCATCCGTTTGTACCGGGTAAGAATCGGACCATCGTTAAAGTCGGCGTTGAGCGGCATGGTCTTGATTTTGACGTCAAAATCAAGTCCAACCTCTACCGCTGTTGCTGTTCGGCTCAGTGTGATCGATCCGCTCGAGGGAGTCGCATCGGCCATAATCGCGCTGTCGGCCCGAACACGGCAGACCTCACCATTCAGATGTGCCAGACCAGTAACTGTCGCGCTGGCCGGGGAGAGGGTCTGAAGAATGTTGCCATCGGTATATGAATCAGGATCGGCCTTTTCGAGGTAGTAGACATCAGACCCGTTAATATTTCGCTTGACAGCAAAATAAACAACATCGACAACTACAGCAATCGATTCAATATCTCCGTCCGTCTCCCACTTGGTCCAGGCTGCAATCTCCTGTGACCGGAGTGTATTGAAAACTGCCATCGTTCCATCGTCGTTCACCAGATAAACATAGTTGGCGTCGTCGGTTGGTGTTCCCTTGCGTGAGTCAATATCGACCGGACTTGAGATCAACTGAGAGGCCAGCAGGGTAGCGCTGTTGCTGGTATAGGCGTCCTCCTCCCATGAGAAGAGAAATTCCCGCATACTCTTGCCGGATCGATCGACAAAGATGGTGGCCCCATCAATACCAACAGGCCTGACAGAAGATGAGCCGTACTGGGTCTGACGCTTAACAGCCGACGCTCCAGGCGTGATCGGTGAGTCCGGCATATAGAACTCGCCACCTGTGGTAAATATCTGCAAATGTCGTGACGGAACAATGGCGGTTATCCCATTGACCTGATCGGTGTCGAGTGTGACATCGATCGCTTCGTCATCGAGCCCGGTCCCGACGTCATAATCGAAATAAGAGGCCACAACGGAGCCCCAAATGGTCTGTGGGCGCTGTTTGGAGCCGCCGAACCAAAGGCGCTGACCAAAGAATGCGGCCGTCTTGGGCCATCCACGGGTCGCACTCCACACATCTTCAGCACCACTCCCATAATCAAACTGCGGAATATTGGTCAATGTAATAGCTGATAGGGTCCATGATGTGTGTGAGGCCCCTCTTACCAATTTGGCAGTTTGGTGGTCCTCATGGACAATGATCATGGTATCGGCCGATTGAGTGATATTCAGCGCCCAGAGCTGTGCCAATGTATAGGTTGTGGTGACATTGGCCTGGTGTACGCCATCCTTGTAGACCGCTATATTGTTGTTCGAGAACGCGATCAGATAGGTTTGCTCTACGTTGAACGCGAACATAAACAGCCTGGAATGTCCGGCAAGCGTCGCCTGATAGGCCATCCCTGGGCGGCGCTTTAACCCCCCCTGGGGGATTGATAGGACATTCGTCCCCTCAGCGACCCCCTGATAATAGCGCTTGAAGTCCGTCCGTGCAGCCAAGCGTGGGTCCAGAACACCCGAATTAAACGATGTCTGAAAGTTGCGTATCCTGGGCATTTATCGAACCTCAGTGAAGGGTGAGTCCACAATGGCAGACGGTGGTCTGGCCTGAGAATCCATGTATCTGGCCTTGCGTAGTTGGTCGCGATACATATTCAAATAGAGCTCACCGGTAGATTTGTTGCTTGTCACCGGGATTGCAAACTGGGCCGCAAGGGCGAATTCCAGCGTCTTGATAAAATAGGCCGGGAGCCGTGCTTCGCTCGGCTTGAAAAGATAATCAATCTCGACCGTTGCCTGTTCCGAGTAGAGCTTATCCTCGTAAATCTCGAAATCACTATCGGGATAGGTCTTGATTGCGACGAGATAGCCCGATGGGAGCTGATAGGCATGGGTCCACTCGTTGAGAGGATCGGCCACCAATTGAGAGAGCTGCGCCTTAGCCGATGCAAAGCGCCATCGATGCAGACTCAGGATATTCTCGTATGTTGTGGGATAGAGATTTGACGCGACCTCTGCCCCAGCGCCCCCTTCAGTAAAAGAGGCGATTGTGCCATGACCAATCAAAAGAAGCGCGTTCGAGCAAATACTGACATCAGTTGTGGCCATATTTTCCCTCTATTTTCCCTAAAGAGAAGCGGGGAGCCAAACCCCCCCGCTTATCAAAGTTCCAAAAGGAACATCACTACCGCGTGGAGGATTACTGGTAGCTAACTGAAACGACCCCATCTCCATCTCTGGATACAGCACCGGCCTTCAGCATTCCATTGCATAACCAGGATGTTTTTTGTGCGACATAATTAACCTCTGTTTTGAGATCAATCCCGATAGCCAGGCCAACAGCGCTTTCGTGCCAGGCAAAGGCTTCGGTAGTCCCGGCTGAGACATCCAGGCCGCCTTCTGAGCGGGTTTCAATAACGTGCCAATTAAAACCCATGAAGGAATTGAGCTCACCCGACATCAATGCACGAACACTATTGTAATCTGCACTGGTGATAGTTGAGATGTTGAGCAGGTCAGACAGACCAGCGGCCGAAACGGCAAAGTGGCGGCCGTCACCAGGCACCCCCTTGTCATTCAGTGCCTCGGCTGCGCTCACGATTTTTGCCAGGGTCATACCTGCTGAACCATGAGCAATCGTGCCAGCCGGTGAGGCCTCTGCATCCAATGCATCAAGAATCAACTGATCAAGACGACGACCCAAAGCGCCGGATATAGTCTGCGCCAGCTCTGTGCGTTCGTCGAAATTAACCTCGGCCGCATCGAAAATGTCCGTGTATTCCGGAGCATTCCAGTTGGCCAGTGTGCAACTGATCAATGAGTGTGTAGCGCCCATTGCTGTTACATCGGCACTGGTCGTTTTCTGGTTAGCCGTACCCTTTCCCAATTTGCGGAATTTGTAAATATCACCGACAACATTGTTGCGAATGGTTACCGTGTTTCGGAGGGTTCCTGCCGTTTGAAAAGCGTGTTTGACTGCGTCGTCGAATTGCTGCTGGGCAGCAGCGGAAAGTGAAGCTGACATAATTATTTCCCCTATGTTGATTAATAAAGCGACTTACGTCGCGCCATTGCTCAACTCGGTTGTCCGTTGCCGGGCCGAATCTAGCCGCGTTTCGTGTGGCTATTCCGACTCTGCTTTTCGGATCCGCTGAGGATTACCCGTCCTGCATGAGTTGGTGCTGATCGGGTTCTGGTCTTTGGGTTGCAGGGCCCGTTAGTTATCCCGCTCCTCTCTCCATCACCTTTTTCAGCATCTTGGATATATTTTGAGTCTCGTTTATGCGTGTGTCAAGTTAATCGCCGTAAAAATCTGCATAGGCCTGATCAACCTGTTTGCGGTATTCGGGATCGACCGATGCAAGCAATTGGCCGTACTCGTTCTTTTTGGCTCTCATCTCTCTCAATTCATCTGGGGTTGCGGTCTGAGTGCTTGCGATGTTTTCGGAATTAACCATCGGCGCCTCTCGACTGCTAGCGACCAGGGACTCGAGGAGTTCAACCCCTGCTGCCGTGCTGGCAATACCCTTGTAATCCTCCCACTGATCGAGTGATAGGTGATTTCGACCCCAATCAGAGAGAGTTTTAAGGCGATCCTCGGCATTGTTCCCCAGGGCCTTAAGCTCTACCTCACGGCTGGCGCTCATTGCTCCACGCTCGGCCTCGATCCAGCCCTCCATGTGGGTCTCAAACGATTCCTGATCCATGTTGGCCGCTTTTGCCACGCCTTTGAACCAATCAAGCATAGAGCCATCTAGAGGATAATCGGTATCAGCCTCAAAAGAATAATCATCGGGTGCTTCGGTATACCCGCCGAGCTTTTTCTCCAGAGCTGAATAGGCCTTCGCCATCTCTTCCGGGCTCTTGAACTTTTCTGCCAGCCACTCCGGGCGATCCTCGGCATTAATCTCTGGTTCCTCAGAATCGGGCAGTAGTGTGCCCTCCTCTACCGTTTCCTGCTCTGTCTCTGTTTGTTCCTGATCTTGGTCTGTTATCTCCACGATTCACTCTCCATTTTCTGCGGTTTCGATCTGTTGCAAAATTTGACGGACCAAATCAGCCCGACCCTCTCTGATTCCGGCCTCAAACTGAGAAGCAGCCGGGGTGACTGTGGGCCGCAACAGCGTGATCTGAATCAATCGATCCAAAACAAACTTACCGGCATCACTGTGAAAGCACTCGTGGACCCGGCTTGCAATCTCCCGGGCCTTGGCTGCATCACCGGCTTTGCGTTGATTGAGGACCTCTCCATCGATCTCGAGCGCCTCCCAACCATCAGTGGCCTGTAGCCGATCAAGCGGCCGCATTAGCCATTTCTGGGGCCTGTTGCTGCATCATCTGAGCCATCTGCTCCTTGATCTGGGCCTTTTCAGCCTCATCACGGATCAGCTTTTGCTCGACCCCCAATCTTTTTGCGATCCAGGCGGGCATATCCTCGGTCTTGACCGCTAGATTCAGGATTTCGGGTCCCAATTGTGCAACAGTGGCCAGGTATTGGTTGAGTGCGACCAGATCATCCTGATCCTGGGCCCGAGCTAATGGCGAGGTGTGCTTGATCGTTACCTCCTTACCATCAACATTAAAGGGAGGAATCTTCCCGGTGCTCTTCAGTATACTCACGGTTCGTTTGATTATCTTTTCGACAAACTCGGTCTGCATTCGACCAAAGGCACTGCCCGAGTTCTGGACCAACTCCTGATTACGCAGTGCCATTTCAGTAGCGGAATGGACCGGCTGATCGATCTCACCAAAGGGCTCCGCGAACAGGGCCTTGTTGATGTTGTTGCGGAGATCATTAAGCACCAGGACGGCCATATTGACATCGCCAGCCCTAGCGAGCGGCCTGAGTGAGGGATTTGAACTGTCGTTTGACCCCACCGGCAGGATTGTTCCCGGCTCAAGTCGTACATTATAGGGATTGATCACCCCGTCGTCGGTTGCCGTATATACCCCAGAAATAGACAGGGCCGCATTCCTGAGCGTGTACTCGACAACCTTGTTGGCTGTTTTAACATCCGGTAAAACCTGCATCACGCGACCCCGGCCAAGGACCTCACCCGGGACAACATATTCACGGAAAACCACCCAGGGAGAGACCTCAAAACTTTGTGC